CTATATCTTCAGAACCAATCCTAATAGTTCCAGAATTTGGAAAAGCTGATGCATCAGTTAAAATTACCTGAGAGGTTGTTCCAGCTGCTAAAGTTCCTCCGTTGTTCATTGTGGTAGTGACTTGTGCCACAGGTCGTCCACCAAATGTAAAAGTTCCCCAACCATATCCGTATGTTTGATTAAGAGGTCCAATGGGTTCATAAGGATTTACATCTATAGTTCCATTATTAGACACTCCCGTTCCAGACTCATTAGAAGGCATTGTAATTGTAAAAGTTTTCGTAGTTGGAACAGTTTGAACTTCAAAAAGTTTATTGTCAAAGTCAGCTGCTGTAAAATTTGTACCTGTAAAACCTCCAGCATTTGCAAATGTTACAATTTCACCTACTTCTAAATTGTGTGCTCCAGTTGTTGTTATTGTTACAGTTGGACTTCCTGAAGAAGTTGAAATATCTCCACCAGTTTGAAAATTTGTGGTTTCTAAAGGAGTTACATCATAAAAAGCCCCTTCATAATAAATTACTAAAACTTTATCAGTGCCAATAGCAGCATATCTTTTACCCGCTGTGTCAGCCCATACATGAGTGCATCTAGCTGCACCAACTAATTTTTTGTCTACTAATGCAGACCAACCACCTATTTTTTCTGGCTCACCATATCTAAATCTAACATTATCACCATCTACCCATCGTCCCTCAGCGTCGGCGGGTGTAGACTGTTTATCAAATCCTGGTGCTATCTTATATTTTGCTAATGGCATATACACAGTATAACATCTATTTTGTATGTTTTAAATAATTCAAGGTTGTTTAGCTAAATTGAAAGCTATTGCATATTTAGACTCATTGAATTTACTCTTTGGCGAAACATGGTCTAAAAAGGCACTAAATAGTAATAAAGAAGAACGTTGAGGACTTACATTAATATTAATTTCTGGAAATATCAAATCTGGAGACTTATCACTTAAATATAGAACTCCAGAATACTCTGACCCTCTATGATTATGTGTAATAGTCTCATCGCCTAAATCTTTTTTTATACCCCAACTATGTTCTATATATAAAGGGATTAATTTGTAATTTTTAGATATCTCATTAAGACAATCCCTGATAACATTATTAAGTTTGACATCATCATTAAATACATGCCAATCAGTCATATTTGCTTTTACATTTGTTTGAGAGTGTAAATTTTTTTCTTTAAGTTTTAGTTCTATTTTGTTAATAAAATAGTCTACATCAACTTTTGTTTGTATTTCAAAAAGAACGCTGTTTAATTTAATTGGTCTCTCTATGTGTTTTAAAATCACTTCGGAGTTCCCCAAAGCTGCCTTCCATCCTTATATAAATGACTATTAGGTCCTTCCGCATCCACATAATGTAAAAAGGCCTGTGCATACCAATCACCTTTATATTTTTCTCTCCCATGTTCAATATCACAACCTTTGTAAACTACAGCGTCCCCCGGTTTTAAAATTACAGGTTTTTTATCCATAAAAATTGGCCAGTCGTGTGTTTCATCAGAACCAAAATGTACTGTAAGAGAAATTTCACAAGATGGTCTATCTTTATGAAAATATAGATCATTATCCCAAACATACATTCTCCAATAAGCATAAGTGGGAAGAAGTTTTAATCCAGTAATCTCTTGCATCTTTATTTTTTTTACAAGCATTAAAGATTCCATGGCAGGGTCTCCATAACTGGATGTTGCAAAAGGAACAGCCGGATCATACATTGTTTCACTTCCTAAACGATGTTTTATTAAACAATATCTTTTATAAATATCTGTTTCGTCTTTCGTTAAAAAATTTTTAATAATTTTATATTTTTCTACCATAGCCATCCTACTATAGAATACCTTGTGCCCTTTGTAACTGGATTCACTTTGTGTGGATACAAAAAGGTGCTTGGCCACATAATTATCCTACCAACACCTGGTTTAATTTTAATACAATTTTTGTCACTGCCAGTAGGTGATATTAACAATTCACCACCTTCATAATCATTATTAAGAGTAATAATAACACTTAAAAGTCTATTCATGCTAGTTGTCGAATCTGTATGCCAAGTATAATGTCCACCGGTGCTATATTTTAAAACTTGTAAATCAAGGTTTTGAACTCGTGCGTATGGATGTGTTTTTTGATATGTTGTTACTTGTTTAAAAATTATATCAGATAATACATTATTTATGTAAACGCTCGTTAATTCTTTTCTTAATTTATGAAGACCTAAATTTTTTACATCTCTTAAAGTTTTATCTGTTTTGGGACCACTTTCTGTAAAAACACCACCATCATGAAAATCTTTTTGAGTATTAAAATATCGAACTATATAAGAAACTAAAGCTGGATCAACTCCACGGTCATGGACTTGTATATATTCTTGAATATCTTTCATGAAAGATCTATAACACTAGAAATTTGTTTGTAAAGAATTAAATACTTTGATAAGTGTAATTTATAAAAGGTAAACCAGCGTCGTATAAAAGTTCATAAAGATGTTTTTTGTTTGGATAACTTACAGTCGAAGTATCAAAATTTTCTAGTGTATTTATATGTTCTTCATGTTTTGCTACCCAATATTCTCTATGTGGTTTACCAGGAGCCCATACTAAAAATTCTTTTGCCTCTTCTATATCACCAGCAATTAAATTTTTTAATTCTTGTTCTGTAATGAAATGGTCCTCTTTATCTGTGTCATTTACAAAAACTTTATAATCGTTATCTTTAAAAGTAACTGAATCAGCAGTAATGGTGTCTACTACTCTTTTAGTGTTTATGAAACCAGTAAAATCTGCATCCGAAATTTCAACTTTATTATATTTTTCGGGATTAAGATTATAAGTGTCATAATCAGCTTGGGTCAAAGCTGCTTTTTGTATGTGTAATGTATTTTTTCCTATTCCAACAAATGCCATAATTAATCCTTAAGTTAAATCAATATCTTCCCAAATACAAATCGCACCTTGCATTCCAGCTCTTCCTGGGCCACCTGGAATTCCTCCAGATCCATCGTGTCCTGTAGATTGTGTAGTTGGTGAAGGACCTGCACTATTTTTGTTAAAGGTTAATCTTACTCCATCAAGGGTCATGTTGTATCCACCACCAGCACTTGGAGAATAATTACCTCTTACTGTTGTAGGTGAACTCATATCCAATAAAGTTGGATGTGCTGTTAAACTTCCAGCCGCTCCAACACTACCTCCATATGTGCCCCCAAGAGCTCCGCCTCCGGATACAATAGTCAAAGTTGGACTCTGTACGAAAGAACTATCATTTCCATCTAAGGCTCGTTGTGGATTGTTAAACGCACCTCTTCCCCCTGTGCCTAAAGTGTAAGGAGCAGAATAAGGTTGAGATATTGGAAAAGAATAGTATCCAATTCCTCCCGGACCACCACCCTTTGCATTCGGATTTAAACCTCCACCGCCTCCGCCGCCTATAAGTAAAACTTTTATTTTAGTAGCAGTTGGATGTGCTGTGTAAGTATTTGTTCTGGCACCTCCGACTGCGTTAGTGCCTCCTTTGTTACCGTCATAGTATGTCTCCAACCAATTTGTAGCTCCTGCAGCTCCAGAGGATGCAGCAGTTAAACGACCGTCTTCGTCTACAGTAATAGAAGCAGCTGTATAAGACCCAGCTGTTACAGCGGTAGATTGTAACTGATCTGTTCCAACTGCGTTTGACGCAATTTTTGTTTTTGTTATAGCGGATTGAAGAATTTGATTTGATGTTACAGCATTCGCAGCAATTTTAGCTGTTGTTACGTTTGATTGTAAAATTTTATCAGTAGTCACTGCATTATTTGAAATTTTCGCTGCAGTTATAGTGTTATCGGCTACTTGCAGTGTACCAATCGTTCCACCTAAAGTGTCTAAAGAAATTTCTTTTAAATTTGTTCCATCTGCATAAGCGGCGAACAATGCAGCTCTGTCAGGAGAAAAACCTGTTCCTGAAGCTGTCTTAATTGTTAAATT